CGGTACAGGCGTTATATACAGTGTTGTTACCTTTCTTAGCCCACCACTGTTTAATTTGATGTACATCACCGCCACGAGGATTCTGCTTCAGGCGAATAGGGAAGTTGCCGTCAGTGCTAGTGTAGTTGACGATATCTTTAACGCCCTTCAAAAGAAGTGAATTAGCCATCTGAATTAATCGTTATGTTCTTCTATTTTAACCTGCTTTTCAGCTGCACGTTTTCCGGGAGTTATCCAGCATAGATTATCAATATGATTATTAGTTTTATCGTCATCTTTATGATCAATATTACAGCATCCTCTAGTATTACCGTAGGGCAACGGAGGAGATGATAAAAAGGCAAATGCAACTAATTTATGTATAGCAACACATTTATTCTTTTTACGGCCAATCCTCTGTGTAAGTGTGATTAATTTATAACCATCACAACCGGTTTGCTGCTTAAGGATTCTTCCGTTTCTATTACCTTTAGTGCTAAGAACATCTCCAGTACGACTTACATAGTACTCAATACAACATTCGTAGCCAGGGATAGTGTGGACTGGTACCCATTTGTTTGTATCAAGAAACTCTTGTTCAGGATTAGACACTTGACAATTCTCCATTGTCTACACTATTTATAGACTTTAGCATATATGATTAGTTTATGTGACGCTTTTCGTCATATTATCCATTAACTGCTTGGAGGAATCTCAATCGTGTGGATTGACAATGATTTCCCGAAGCTACTTGGAGCAGAACTGTATCGCCCTCATCCGGCGTATATAGTCGAGATGGCTGTTGAGCCAGTAGTTGTTCACGATTTTAGTAAGCAACCTGGCCAGACTGTTCAACTTGACCGCTATCGTTTCTGGGGTAAGCCCGGTACGAAGGAATCAAGAGAACGTACAGCTGATCAAACTCTTGGTACAGCTTCGGCCCGCAATATCGTAAAAGATAAAGTGCTGGTAACCTTGAGGGAATATACAGGCCCCGCCGACCCTCGTGACACTACTCAGCCTTCGACCTTTAAGATTGCGAGAGAAACCCTTATTACCGCTCAGCGTCTGCTGCTTGACACCGGTAATCTTAACGTATTTCACCAGTCAATCGGTAGCTTGACGCTGCTTGATGACTATCGCCGCTGGCGCGATCGGGTGTTCGCTAACGAACTCCTGAAAGCCGAAGCAATTGGCGCTTCTAGCTCCATCCAAGGTGGTTACTACCTCCCTGGTGGTAAGAAGAAAGATGACGGCGGTGGCGGCTCCCTTGGAGTTACCTACGCAGCTGGTGAATCAGCTAAATTCGACGTAACAACTGACCTTCTGGAAGTTGTTAAAGATATGCGTAAGCGTAACGTTCCTACGTTCGCTGACGGTTACTACCGTTGCATCGTCGATCCTACCGCTATGATGCATCTCCGTCAGAACTCTGACTTCCGTGAGATCGCACGTTATCCTGGCGCTGGGATGATCAACCCCATGAACCCTATCGGCGGACCTTCTGCCAACTATTTCCAGGGTATGGGACCTGCCTACGGTCAGGCCGGATTTGTTGCCGGACAACCCGTTATGCCAACAGGCTTCCTCTTTGAGGGTGTTCGTTGGTTCGAGTCCACCAACCTGCCAGAACAGATCTACAACCTGATCATTACAGATGCTAATGCTGCTGCTGCCGATTACTCTGGCGCTCAGCTGATCTTCTTTGGTCCTCAGGCTGTTGGCGTTGGCATCGGTGGAAACAACGCTCAGATTCTTCTGAACAACAATGATGACTTCTCACGTTTCATCATTATGATTTGGAGTCTGTTCGCCGGTTTTGAAACCCTTAATAAGGATTTCATTACGGTTGGTTACTCTTTCGTATATTGATAGGAGAAACTAATCATGGCTAACTGCTTTAACTCAACTACACGTACACCTTGGAACAACACGATTTTCCCTGGTAACTACGTAACCCGCTTGAATTCCTATAGGAATCAAGGCGTGAATGCCCTTCCCGGCGTTCAATTCTTCAGCTTGGTTGGCGCACTGGTTGTGCTGCCTATTGAGAATACTCAATCCAACGTGTTGGATATCAACGGTGAACTGGCTACTGGTGTTTATAACCTCCAGATCCTTTCCCCTGACCTTGGTCCTTCTCCCAAGCCTCTTGCTAACCGTCCTTTCGTCATTCCTACTGGCGCCAGTATCTATCGTACTGCCGTTAATGTAGTGAACATGACTGAAGTTACGGCTGCTGGTACCGCCACTATCCAGGTAACTGGTGTTACTGGTGGCGTTACACTGACTGCTGAGTCTGATGGCACATTCAACGAGTGTGGTGCTTACTCTTCATATGATCCTTCTACTTCGATCAGCGCTACTGGTAGTGACACTTCTGTCACCGCTACTGTTGCTGTCGCTCCTCTGAAGCCGGTCAACTACGTTAGTGGTGGTTCTGGATCCGCTCTTGCTGATCCTGACGCTGGTCAAAGTGCAATCCTCGTCGAGGTTTGCTACTACATGAACAACGTTGCACCTGATGCCGATTCTGTTAACCTGCCCTTCCCTCTGGAAGCTGGTTCTACTCAAATCTGATCTTCAGCTAACTCAATTAAAGGCGCTCTCTAAGGGCGTCTTTTTTTGTGCCTATAATGAAATGGAGTCAGTAAAGTTAAACATGTCAACAAAGACTTCAGAAAACGACAACCTATTTCAAGATAGTAAGACCGGTAAACTTGTGGAATTTATTTCCCAGCACGACAAAGAATATGCAATGGTCCGTGACGGTGCTGGTAACATTAGTTATGTAACATTAGAACAGCTTGTGCCTTATTCAAAAGAAAAAGGTAGGCTTTCTAAAGTATCCGTACCTCAGCTTGCAGTTGAAAAAGAAGAGAAGCTTCCTAATACTGTTGTACCCTCTGAGGATGTACGTTTGAATCTTAATGCTGCTACAGCTGAAATGATTGCTAAGCGTCTGCCTGGTGTAGGTTACACAACTGCTAAACGTATCATTGAACTTAGACTTTCACTTTCAGGTGAACGTTTCAGTAACCTCAAGCAGCTTGAAAATATCCCCCGTGTAAACTGGGAGCAGTTCATTAAGGATGACATTATCTTTATAAGTTAAACTATAGATATATGTATAGTACCTGAAGATGACGCCAGAAGAAATGCTAATGCTAGCGATCCAAAGAGAAGGCGCTGCTACCCCAGATCTAGGTACTGCTGTTGCTGGCGGTGCTGCTTTAGGCACAATCGGCGGTATGATGGCAGGTAATGTTGCACGTCAACCCGGACGACTGCTTAATGCAGCTGTTGGCAGGAAGCCTAATCGTATGAGACCTGGTGAACGCTTCGCTGGTGGACTACTTGGTGCAATCTTAGGTGGATCCCTAGGTGCTGGTACCCGCCAAATGATGATCAATGATTCCCCTGCAGCCGCTTTGCTAGCTAAGTCACAAGCTGGTGGCCTTGACTTCACTGATCAAGCACTATTAGAAAAGGTCCTGAGAGAAGAATACGCTAATATGGGTATCGCATAATGCAGTTAAATGATCATCAAAAAACTCAGGTACGATTTCACCTGGGATATAACGCAGGTGCTGAAGTACCAGCTGGTGATAGATCCCGGCTAGAAGAAGCCATGGCACTAGTACCTGATGAGTACTGGTACAATCAGATTGTTTATCAGCTTGTACGTTGTGAAGCTGCTTGGCAGAAGTCTGCATACTATGATTATGATGAATACACAGGTGGGTACACAACCTCTAACATATCTAGATTAGAACAGATCGCTGGTGACGTTCAACGTACAATTGCAACAACAGATCCCCTCAAAGCCGATGCTTACTCCTGGGAAATTTACTTAAGGGAAGCTGATCGTCTAGCAGAAACGCTCTATGTTGCTAACTACAAACGTCCTGACGTAAGGCAGCATGCATTCCAACGCTCAGGCGGTGAGTTCATTATGGCAGTACCTGGACCTGCTGATACTGCAGTTGGTTCACGGATCGCACTCGCTAACATGTGGCGATAATATAGAATAGACTTAGGTATCAATTAATAGTATTATGAACCCTGTAGATGGGCGACAACAGAAGATCACTTTTGGTCGAAACCGTGACTCTGAGTATGAAAGTAAATTAGCTGCAGCTAAGGCACAAGCTGATTCAGATAACAGCTTCATGTGGGGTCAGCAGCAAATGATGGATGACATTGAACAAGACGGTGCTGGTATGATTGCTGAAGAAGCTCGCAATCGTAAGTACGGTAATGTCAATATCGAAACAAGGCCACTTATGCAAGGCCAAGATGCAGCTGGTGTTCAAGAGGATTCTGCAGGCAATCAAGCCTTAGAAAACCCTCTCGCTCAAACCGGTTGGCTGCAAGGTGAGGTATCTGGTACAATCGATCCTCAGACTCAACCTGGGGAAGAGATGGCTGAATTGGGTATGGAAAATGCTAGCCGTCGTGTTAACGGCATTGCTAATGGGCAGCAATGGGGTGGACTCAATGACCGTCAACAGACCTGGAGGACTTGATCATGGCTGCAGATCCTAATGATACACGTACGAAACGCCGTAAGGCAATGGGTGATGACCCTAATAAAATCGTACAAAACGATCAACCGTTGCCTGGTGCTCCTACTGGACCCGGTAACATGAATGCAAACTTTAATAATTTTGCTGGACCTAACGATCAACCTCCTTCTTTCAGTGGTGGACCTAACTCACCCTATGGTGATATGGGACTCGGACTTACAGATGGACGTATGGGTGGTGTAGGTGCTGTTCAAAATTCCGGTAATCCTCAAAGTAATGTCATTGGGCAGAAGTGGAATGCTGGCGGTAGTACTTATTTCCCTAATGAGGAAGAGCAACGTGGTATGGACGGAATGTACATGGCTAATCAAGCTGCTGGTATGACAGAACCCGGCGGTTTAAATAATGGTATGCCTCCTAGTTATCCTATTGATCAACTCGGAATGGCACCTCAGTCTGCTGAAATGGGACCTGTATGGGGCGCTATTGATCCTCAACAGTCTTCTCAGATGCCCTGGGGCACAGCTCCGATTACAGGTATGCCTGATGCGACATTAGCAGTTGGTACCCTTAATCCTCAAGGCATGAATACAGGCCCTGGCGGCGGTCGTGGCCGTTCTAAAACAGCATAAAGGTAACACACTATGGCTTCAACCTCAACCAATAAGCAGCCGCTATTGATCGATAGAGTCTTTCATAATACTGTTGAAAGTGCTACTCTCGTTTCCGGTAGTGCTACTTCATTAGATATCACAGGTACTAATTCTTCAGCTATCCTTTTGGATTGTTCCTTGAATGATGGCGGCATTTGTGAAGATATCTTTACTATCGCTCGTAGTGTTACACCTTTTACAGTGCTATTGTATCTAAGCCCAGCTAGTGATTATTTGAGATCTTCAGAGGCTTTCTTTGTTGGCAAGATGGATTCTGCTCAAGTCATCGGTACTACAGTTAGCCTTTCTACGATGCCTTATATTTTGGCACCTCAACCACAGACTGGCAGTACTGATATTCAGTTCCGAGCAATGTATGTACCTAAAGGTAAAGCATTGTGGGTAACACTGCAACTTGCAGCAGCTGTTGGTAATACTTCGACACCAATCATTGGAGCACAAGGCGGCCTGTACTAATGCCTAGAAAAGTAAATGGGTTTGGTAATATCAAATCCTTTACTGGTAAAACGGTTAAAGGCTTTGATGCAAAGATAGATAAAGGCATTGGTCCGCGTGCTGCTGGTTCTTATCCAAGTAACCGACAGTACGGCAGCTCTGTGCAACGTACAATTATCGAACGCTATGACCTGGAAAGTGACTGGGTGCGCTGGCGTAAGGGCTATGAATACTATGCAAAAGCTAGCTTTGAAAGGCTTAGGTTAAGAGCACCTTTAGTAGGATCCCCTGAATGTGGTACAGCACAAAGTAGTGATCCGCATGCTGTTTGTTATGATCCAGGCTTACCAATAGATCAGGATCCAGATAGCCCTACTTATAATCCTGAATATATCCTTACAGAATTACATAGCAAGTTATACCAAGGTACTGACTATGAAGTAGATATTACATTTACTGGTTGGCGTTTTGCAACAATGCATGCTGACAGTAATAACCACTATGTAATGAAGCGTGTAACAACGTCAGATACAGAATTATTTAAAGTCACAAAAGTTTACAATAGCCTTACAGCTGATAAAGAAGCTAAGGCTAATCAAGAGCTTTGGGTGCAAGGTGACGTAGGACCTGATGGCTTCCTACTTCTACATATGATTGGTGAGCGCTTGACTGATGGCGAAACAGAAGCTACCCTAAGTTACATTTTAAATAGCAAAGCACAGCCCTCTATCTATATGGGACAATCATTACCTGAAGATAAAATGCGGGTAAAAGTTAGTGTGCCCTTGTCAGAAATTCAAGCATGCCCTTATGTTATTGCAAACGGTGGTAACATAAATTCGCTTGTAGGAGAGATCGGCTATATTAAAGACTTCTTTGTTGAAAAAGATATCGCTTTAGTTGATACCATTGATTTCACTGATCAATCATATACATTTACTGTAAGAGTACAAGACGATATACCTTCACCACAAGAATTTTCAATCCTAGATAATACTACAGATTTACCTCCATCAATCTATGACATAGGTGAATTAGAAAATATCTTTACGACCGCTGATGCCTCCTACGAAGTAAGCGGTACTTTTATATATAACAAAGACTTATATCAGAAATTCTTCGGTGATGATTATTTAACTGCACAATTAGTAGAACAAGATATAACACAAGTATCCTACAGTGTTCAACCTTTTGTTATTAATGACCTATTAGTCGTAGGTGATACAGTTGAATTTAGTACGGCGCCTTTTATTGGATCATTTAATCTGTATTCACTCTTAAATCCTAATCTTCCAAATGAACCTAGTCAAGGCTATCTTGTATTCAGTGATTACAGTTTTACTAATACTGCTGTCGATTCTTACAACGGTGTATATAATCATCCCTTAGGTCCCTACGATACTGTAGAAGAGCAGATCGCTGCTAATAATAAATGGAGCGATGAAGTATGGTACAGAGTTATTAATGATGTAGATCCTTGGCAAGATGAAGTTTTTATCCTACAAGATGTATTCCTGAAACCTGCAACAACTTACTCCTGTAGCTGCCCGAATTATGCTAATGCCATCCTACGTGCCCCTCAAGCAACTGAGAATGAAGGTAAACGTAAGATCAACCGGCAGTACCGTTACCCCCTCCCTACAGCGCAAGGTAAGACTGATCTAGATAGCATTGGCCTCGATAGTGCAGCCGGTGCTATCTCAAGTTGGGAAAATAGAAAAGATCGTATGAGCTATAAACTCTGTAAACATACAGTCGCTGCTATGTTTGAAGATCACCTCAAGCTTCAAGAACCTACAACTTATCAAACAATTGATGCACGATTAGAGTTTGAAAAGAAACTAGTAACTGATATTAAAGAGACCGGTGAAGAGTTCAAAGAATCCTTTGAACGTGGTGGTATCACAACGATTGAGATTGTATTTGCACTAGCTCAAGGCTTGAACTTAGATGATGTTGAAATTGCTTATGTTGTTCTAAATACTAAGTCTTAACAAAGATACAATAGAAATACATAGTACAGCTTTGATAAACGTGACTAATCCTAATGAAGATTCTGCTGGTGTGCTAACGTGGGATCCGCAAGCAGGTGTCTACTTTAAACCTGCACTAAAGACTGCACAAGGCTTTAGCGGCGTCATCGGTGCTTTTCAAGACTTGGCAGTATCTACTGGCAAAGCGCCTAAAGATTATCCTTATAGTTTTGCTGGCATTATTTCAGCTATTCAAGATCTTACAGTTACTGTTAATGCAGGACCTGGTGCTGATATAGGTCCACAACCAATTCAAACAAGAGACGGTGAACTATGGTTTGATACACGGCAAGGACGTTTATTTGTTGCTGATGCTGGAGAATGGTATCAAACAAATGGCGCTGATGGTGTACCTATTGTTACAGCCTCAAATGCAACACCCCCTTCTGTTACTAACCTGATCCTTGGTCAGCTATGGTGGGTAGCAGATGAAGATAACTTATATATCTTTGATGGTCAGTATGAGCTGCCTGACGGTTCAATTACAACTGATCCTAGCCTAGGTGGTACTCCTTTATGGGTACTGATGGTAGATTCGGCAGGGTTCATTCAGAATACTGCTACATTACCACTTGCAACTCAACCTGGCGGTGACACATATAGTTTCGATTCATACAACGGTAATATAGCTCCTGTCTATGATCCTGATACAATCGTTTATCAGAAGGATGCAAACGAATATTTTGTAGAAGCTATTGAAGCCTTGGATGCTGAAGCGGTTTCACAGCAGATTTATATTGGTGAATTACCTCCTAATAATCCTACTGAAGGTAAGCTCTGGTTCGATACTGATGATATCGAAATGAGTATCTGGTACGTTGAAGTAGGCGATGATGTAACTGAAGGTCAATGGGTACCGATCAGTGCTTCCTATGCATTCAATCAAAGTATTGCTGCACTTGAAACAGCATTTACTCTTGAGAAGAGTACACGTTCAGCAAAGCACACAGCTCTTACTGCTATTGTCGATCTACTGCGTTACACAACAGTCCCCCTTACTGAGCAACGTATTACAGATGCTGAAACAAAAATTACAGCATTAGAAAATGCAGATGCAATTGACCTTAGTTCATATGCCTCTGTAGCTAATATGCACACCTTGACAAATAATTTACAAACACAGATTAATACAATTACTGCTAGTGAAGCTAGTGAAGATAATGCGACAAGCGACGAATTAGCACTGGCAATAGCTGAACTCACTACCCTTATTACAGCAAGAGCTTTAAAGAGTGAAGTAACAGAAGTACAAGCTTTAATCCCTTCTATTACCGATTTAGCTTCTACTACTTATGTAGATGATAAATTTAATTCTGTAAACTCCTGCTTACCCCTAACAGGAGGTACAGTAACAGGTGCTATTAAACTTGCAAACAATAATGTCGGATCTATCGCATTAGATTTTACTACAAATATTGCAGACGGTAGAAAAGCATTAGCACTTAAAACACCACAAGGTTCTACAGCTACCTTTGGCAACACGTCTTCGTATCATGAATATGCATGGGAATCAACTGGTCTTAAAGATGATTTCTGCTGGATTCAAGCCAGCACAAAGGTAGCTAGCATATCAGGTAGCGGCGTAGCTTCAACAAACTTTACAATTGGTGATTTTCTACCAAACGACAGCACAGGTAGGCGGCTTACAAATACAATAGATGTAAAGGCAAAGTTAACGTCTTATCAAACTGCATTTGAAGCTATGCGTCAAGCAGTCGCTAACTCAACTGATTTTGCAACCCTTAAAACTAACCTCACCTCTGCACTAACAAGCGTATAAAAACATGCCCTTCACATTTCCTAGCAACCCCGCTGACGGTCAAACGACAACTAACCCCGATTCAAATGTTGTCTATACGTATGTAACCCCTCCCGGTAAATGGGTTACCACTGTTAATGACGCTTCTGCTGATTTCGTTAATGTCACTGGCGATACAATGACCGGTGGACTACAGATCTTCCCTGAGGAAAAGACAACTGCTGGCGCTTTAAACATTAAAACGTTCAGCTCTGAAGCTGATAACTACGCATTAAAAGTTAGGGATAACAATAATGATATCTTCATACATGCTGCTGCTGATTCAACGCTTAATTTAACTGGTAAAACCACTACAATTTCACCTAGTACAGCCTTCTTTACACCTCCTAACAGTGGTCAGATAGGTGGTCTTAGAATACGTGGACCTATTGTTGACAATACAGGTGTTAATAATAATGTCATCGATTGTATTTATTACGGTGACGGTAGCCCTACTAGAGTTAGGTACTTTGGCGGAATGGTTGGTGATAATGATCTTGTAGATAAAGCATATGTTGATCAAAACATATCAGATGGTATCGCTAATATTCTTAGGACTACAGGTGGTACTATCTATAAATCTGGTACAGCTACTCAAAGTCCTAACGGTAATCTTGTGATTTGGCAAGATCCTTCTGATAGTACTAGCGGTAGATTGTATATGAAGGATGCTAATGGCACTAATCTATCGCTATACTCTGCTGGTGGTATAGATATGAAAGGTGCGCTGAGTTTTACTAGCAGTAATGCTAATAAAATTATCCGTGCTTATAACAATAATGATGCAAAAATTATAATTCAAGCCGGTGCAACTAGTGAGACCTTAACTGATCTAGTAACAATTGAACAGGCTGGTACTAGCTTTGCTATGGGCTTGACTGTTGGCGGTGATGTACGCTTCCCTCAGACTAGTGAAATTTCATGCTTCGGTACTAGTAATCCAGAGTTAAGATTTGAATTAGGTGATACAGCTGATTATAGTTCGACTTCCCGTGTATGTACAATGTCCAAAACTGGAGCGAGCTTTGTCGTACCTCTCACTTGTTATGACGATTTATATGTAGACGGAAAAATTACGACAAGTGGAGGCGGTATATTTTCCGGAGGTACTGACTATAAATTCAATACTCAGACAACATTCCAAGATACAATGCGGATTTATACCGACACTATTAAGCAGAATAGCAATACAAAATATATGATAAATCAGAATAAATGGTTACAGTATTGCATCGGGAATGATCCAGATACAGTCACAAACGATGACTTAGTAATGTCAATCGTCGCTTCTACTGGTGGTGGATTAGGCATGTATAAACCTGCCAGTTTCTACGATAAAGTGCTAGTAGATGGTACAAGAGATGGCTCTGGTTTTGACTTCACCTCAAGTGATATTGATGCATACCTTGGAGGTAAAAGCATAAAATGGTACGGTGGATCTTTCGGTAATCAAAGTAACGGTCTTATCTTCTCTGTTGGCTCTTATGCTATAGAGATGAGTAAGAACATGTACTTTGTAGATAGCGGATTTTTAAGAATTCAAGCAAAGAGTTATCTAGAATTAGAAGCTAAGAATGCAGACTTAAGTAATAATGGAATGGTTAAATTTAGCGTAACAGCTAATGCTACTCCTACAGATCGTTACATTTTAGTTGGGGGTAGCGGTCCTAGTGACGGACTTACTGGAGGCTCATTGATTATTGCTCGTGATACTCAAGTATCTAATGTCAATGATGCACAAGATACTTATGTTAAATTCCATGCTCCTCATGGTACTACTACAACTAATTGCTTTACAGAATTTATTAGACCTGTTGTACTACCTTCCCCAACTGCAACAAACCATGGTGTAACGAAAGGCTACGTAGATAGTGCACTGTCAAGCCTTGGTGGTAGTGTAGGTGGTGACGGCACTGTTTCTAACTTACCGTTCGTGAAGAAGGATGGTGATACTATGACTAACCATCTATACATAAAAACAGGAGGGGAGCAGAAGAATGCTCTTGCAATACTAGACGCTAGTAATAGTCAATATGCAATGACCATCTGGTGTCCAGGTGGTTCTGGGTCGCAGGTTAAATACGTCGGAAGATACGGAACAGACCACTGGTTCTCTAATTACAACGAGGATGAGAACTTTAATAGTACAACGGCTAAATTTGGATATGGTAACTACCATTTCTATGCTTCTGATGTTGTTCAATACAATGCGACAGATGCTCATTACTTCAAAGGAGACATATACGTCAGTGGCTTTGAAGTTGATAGCGGTACTTATGAGAACTTCCGTGTCCAGAATGATGGCGTAATTTATGGCCGTGAAGGTATGGTTCCTAGTATTGATAGGGCTATTGCTAATAAAAAGTACGTAGATGACAGAACACCTGATTCAACCAATGCAATAAAAGGTATATCTAAAAGAGGTACTTGTTGTACTAGTTCTCAAAATACTCCTACTGCAAGTGAGTATGATACAGGTACATTAGTATGGTCTACTACTAGTAAAACTTTATTCATAAAAGGTTGATATGTCTGAAACTATGAGAACAATTGCTACATTACCTTGTGGTTATGTAGCACCTGATATCGCTAGCCGTGATGCATACACATCTGAACAAGTAGATTATTGTAAAAATCGTTTAACTCAATTTGGACCAAACGAAAGTGTGCAAGATAGCTGGGCTACTACTTATACAGCGGGCTCACATACAGGGAATGATGAGATTTCATTTGGAGGTAATATCTGGTCAAAAAATAGAGCAAATGGGTTATATGTTCACAGATATGGTGGCTATGGTGGTGATGCCATTAGCAGAGTTGGTCCTACGGGGCATAGCTTAACTGGTATTAATGATATTGAAGGGGGAGTATGGGATACAACTTCGACAGGCACACATTTACCTAATGTAATCGGCTTGTCATGGATGTATAGAGCAGCCTCACAGGATGAACCTTCACATAGTGGCGCTAATTCAGCAAGGGTAGAAAAGCTAAGTTTAATTTATACAACTAGTAATAGACTAATGTATGCTTATCCTTTAAATGTTAAAGCTCACGCTAATTCAGGAACACTTGGTACTAGTTACAGTACAACTGAAGATAAATATTTTGCTTATAGATTACCTGATGAAGCGTGGCTTGCTGTTACCCGTGTTTCAGATCCTTTATATTTCATGGGAGTAATAATTGCTTGGAATTTAAATCATGGTGTTGGTAGTCAAACATTAAGTGGAGTTGTATTTAATGGTGCGCCTATCATTGCTGATTCTGCTACTCAAGGCAGCATCTTTGATGATTGGAATAATACAAGTAGACTTCATATGACCGTTAAAGATTCTCAAACAAATACAAGTACTTTAGCTAGTAGTTCTACTACAATGTTCCCTTTACAACCTT